CTAAGTTTGGTTCCAACAGGGAGGTTGGGAGTTTACCACGAGCCGGATTCGTTCCGCTCGTCGGTGTCCTGGATGCCGTTGCCGTTGGTGTCGGTCCAACCGCCGGACTGGAAGCGGGCCTCCGTGGAGGTGCCGAAGGTTGCGTCTGCCCACGCCACAGCGGCCTTCGGGTCAAACACGGTGTTCTTGGTCAGTCCCATTTCGCCTGGAACGACATAGAAGGTTTCGTTGTCTGCGCGAACCATCAGGCCGGAAGTGAAGTAGCCGGGGGCGGTCTGAATGCCGACGCGCTCAACATAGTCAGCGCCAGCCATGGCGGAGGTTGCGAATGCTGCGGTCAGTGCAGCGGCGGCGAATGCGAAAATACGTTTCATGTCTTGTGGTCCTTTGTAGGAGTTGCTGTAAACGGGCGGCACCGCGCCGCCTGTACTGATGAAGGTAAGGCATGTCGGGGCGTGTTGCAAGAACAAAATGCACGCCCCGGCAGATTATTTTAGGTGGTCCACAGTTCAAGGGTCACTGCATACCAACTGTCCGAACTGCTTCCAGCGAATGCCGGAGGCGTGATAGTACCCCCGGAGTGCTGGTCGTGCCTGTAGTAGGCCGCCATCACCGACGCATTATTGACACTGGAACCGTGCGCAACGCTGCTACCGCCGATCATAAACGCTCCAGGCAGCGACGCACCTGTCTCCCGGTCGTCATCCAAGAACCCCATCAGGAGTACGAAGGAGGAAGAGTAGACGTTGTCGATCTGCGGAGAGTGCGGCATTCCTGCGGACGAAGTATCTTCGACCGCAGCAACCGGCAACGGGTACTGAACGTTGCGGAACGCAAAGATAATGAAAGCGGCCCCGTGGTAGGCTTGCGTAGCACCGTCCAGGTCTATGTTCAAACGGGGCTTGGCGCTGTCGTACTGGTAGCATTTGATCCAGTAGTTCGGAGAGCTAAGACCGCTTTCAATCTCGTCAAACGTGTCTTGATTCTGGCTTCCAGAATCAAACGTCACGTTGTGACCATAGAGACTGTCGGAGGCAAACAGAATAAACACGACATCGCCGTGCTGCAATCCAGGTATATCGTTCGGTAGGTAGAGATTTTTTGATGGTGAGGTATACGGGATACCGAAAGACGTTTGCCCAACGTACTGAATTGATGAAACGTCGGGGGGACCACTGCCCCCCGCCGCCATCGCCGCCGCCATAAGCATTGAACGTGTCGTCATTCTTACAACTCCTGATAGTCTGCACAGGTGATAAAGAACCGAGTTCCGTCCCGGCTAATCGACACCTTTGCGTATTGGCTGGTCAAGTCTTGCGGGCGCACCCCGTTGGCGTAGAGCGCTTTATTGCCCGCCCCTACGTCAAGGGTGAAGTCATACGTGTCGTTGTTCAACACGTTGAATTCGTAGTTCGACCCAATGTCGATGCCCGACACGTCCATAGACGTGTTGCCGCTCATATTGAACACGGCCCGACGTGACAAGTTTGCAGTGGAGGTCGAAATTGCACCAGACACTGTTCCATAGGTGTTCCACTTGTCGTAAGTGCCGACCGGGTGATCAGCAAACCGCAAAACGTCACGTTGACCCGCGTCAAGGATTGCACTAGACGATTCGAACTTGGCAAAGATTTTCAGCTCTTGCGTCGCGGCGCGGGAAAGCGGAGAACCGTCCGAACCCACACGACCGCCGTTGGCGACGTCCTTACCGGGCAGCAGCGCGCCGTCAAGCGCGATGGACCATGCCCGGAAACCGCGTGCGTTCAGGATATAGTGCTCCTGACCTTCAAGTTTCGTGCGAGGAACAGCGATGGCCCCCGTGCGGGCGGCACCTTGGACGACGTGACGGATACCCATGCCTAGTAGGGCGTCGCCGGTAAAGTGAACCCCGTCGTGGTCGGGCAGGTTAACACTGTTCACCCACTTCAGGTTCGGGACGTTGGCTTCCTGCGCCTGCACCTGAGTTTTGTGCTCCGCGTAAGCAGCGTGACCCGACACGGGGGCACCGGCGGTGAACCACCCGTGGTCCGTAGCGAAGACACCTTCAGCCACCAGATCAGCAATCAGACCGTCAACCAGCTTTGCACCGTAGGAGGTGTCGCCGCTGTTGCCTTCGCCCTGTTGCCAGTGGACCGCGTCAACCGTGGTGGTAGTGCGCCCCGGCACCAATGCAATCGCGTTGGCGATCTGCGGGTACATGAAGGGAGTGATTTCCTTCGCGGGTGCAGGCCAGCCGTTAGCGGACCGGGTCGCAGGCTTGATGAAGCATTCGATGGCCCGTCCGCCTTCGGCGATCAGAATGATGTAGACGTCGCGACCTGTGGTCTGTTTGATCAGGTTCGCGGCGCTGATCAGCTGACTGTTGCCGCCGTGGTCAAACGGGTAGGTCCCGTATGCCGCAGGGGCAAACGCGTTGCCATTCACGTCAACGCCACCGTTGAGCGCATAGATGCCTGGGAACACTTCCTCGACGCCACCGGTGGCCGGTGCGTTTTGGTCCATGTTGCTCTGACCCATGCCCAGAAGGACGAACGGTTCGTTTGTGGCTGCGACGGCCGAGCCGCCCACCGGGGTCCCATTAAGCAGCAGACCCGATGCACTGGCTCGAAGGACGCTAGCCCCACTGTCGCCGGTGTGTTTCATCAAGACGGCCGACCCTTTGGTGCCACTGTCCCCGTCTTCATACAGTTGAAGGGTGCCGGGTTCAATTACAGCGTCGCCATTCACACCTGAAGAAAGCTTCAGCACACCGTCCGAGTACTGCTTGTCGACAGGCTTTCCAGTTCCGGGACGAAAACGTTCTTTGATCGTTGAAGTTTCGTCGCCGCGCATGGCGTAGTTGAAGTGGACACCACCTTCACGCAGGATGGTGGTTTCCCGACCTACGACGCGAGTAATGCGCTGGCGGCCTGCCGCCGGGGCGCTTGACGCAGAGGAGTGCAGGTCGTCTACAAGGTTCGATGCGTCGTCGTTCCATGCGCCTGTGTAGAAGCCGAAGATCCCTTCGTAGTTATCAACGACTGTGTTGACGTCGTTGTCGGCGTTGACCCGGAAAAGTGGGTCTGTGACGGTGACGCGGTTGGGCAAGATGAATTCGCGCCCGCTAAGGACACGAAGGTTCCCCGTCCGGTCTTCAATGTACCCGTTGTCGAGGTACAGGTCGGAGATATACACGCTTCCGCCTGCGTCGGAAACGATGCATCGCGGGTGGTTACGCGGCATAACGTTGACACCGTCAGCGTTGGGGTTCCCGTTGAACGGGTGCGGGGCGATCAGTTCCACTTCGGCCGTGTTAGGTCCAAGATAGATGGGGCGCTTTGCCCAGCCGACGTTCGCGCTCACAACCTTGAAGTCGTTGCTGTTAATGTGGATCACATCGGCTGTGAAGTTGGCGTCGTTGTCGAACTCCGGGTCGGTCGAGAAGTATTCGTAACCGAACTGGTTATGGAACGCGCAGTTGGAACCGGACAGCTTGAACCCGATGCTGTTCATTCGATAAACAGCACCACCGATAATAGTAGAACCGGCGTTGTTACCGAAACGAATGCCTTCGCATCGCTTGTTGCAGTTGATGACGGGCAGGCTCTTTTTCGCAGCCCGACCGCGAAGGGTCAGCGCATAGTCGGTGGCCGCACCTGTCCAACCAGCCGGGATTTCGATATGGGCACCGCCCATATCAATTTCAAAACCCTCCTGTGTCTGACCAATGTCAAGCGGGGACGTGATCAACAGGAAGCCTGCAACGACGAACTTAACAGCACCACCGGACGCCGAATGAACGGCTTTGGTGTATTCATTGGCAGCCGTGAGGTTTGCGGTGTCGTCGGCATTCTGGGACGTCCCAACTTCGAAGAACCGGGCGTTAATGATGTGGCCAAGGATGCGCGCACTCACACCACCACCAAGGTCGTGAAAGGCGTTTTCACTTCCCGTGGCAGAGCTATCGACGACCGCGTTCACACCGTTCACCGAGAAGATTGTGCCGTTGGCCGCGCCAGACAAGTCGCTAACAGCCGCAGCCCGCGTCAGGTACTTCCGCTCGTCTGCTACAGGGGCAGGGGTGCCGCTTGAGTCCATGCGACAAACCGGCATATACTTCCCGGTGGCCTTAGACCATACAATAAGGACGGTCTCTTGACGGCCACCGCCCACGGTGAACGGGCGCGAAAAATCGTTGGCAAGAACGTTGATGTGCGCCCCTGCGGCTGTGTTCTTCACAGTCAGGAAGAAGTACTCACAGGTGTGTTCCTTGATGGTGACGTCAGTGGCACCCGCCTCGCCATGCACCACGTATTCAAATCCGGGCAGCGGGTACAGGTCGTGCGTCCCGGCGCGCAGTGTTTCTTCTCCCTGCATACCGAACTGGTCGGAACCGCCGTAGACGGCTTCAGCACGAAGAAGGGTTCCCATTGCGGCGGGGTCGTTGACGAAACCCAAGTTGGTGACAGTTGTGTTACGCTGCGCGTGGTCGCTTTCCATCTTCTGCAAAGGATCGAAAGGTCCGGTGGGCAGGTCAGATTCAGTCCAGCGCGGCACACCGATCACACGGTCATTTTCGTCACGGTTGTTCGCCACTTCCAAGCGGAACTTGATCTTGACGTTGGTCGGGTCGGCCGGGTCGATATACTTGTACGGAGCCCACGCCGGGCCTTCCAAGCTGTTCCAGTCGTTCGGATCGATGTCGATGGTATCGCGCAGCGTCCACGTGCCGGTCTTCAGGTCGTTGATAGTGTTGCCGGGTGTCGTCCAGACCTCGATGCAACGCAGAGTGGAGTTCTTGATTGCCGCAGCGAACTCGTTGTTCCAGTTAATGACGTCGGGGTCCAGATACGGTTCGTTGTCCGCGCCGATAGACAACATGACAGGGTCGTCAAAGATCAGGTTGTCTTCGTCCACCGCGACCGCGATATAGGGACGCAGCGCCGGTCCCTCAGTGCCGAACGGGTTCGTCTTCTTTGGCAGAACTTCCAGAGAAGTGATGATCACCTGTTGACCTTCGAAACGGTAGAAGCGGTTCGACCACTGGCGCGTCACAGGCTCTTGACCCCGGTCAACCTGCTCCAAGCGAACACCGTCGTTCCCCAACAGACCGGACTGCCATCCGAACGCGACAAGGTCGGTGGATTCGAAGTTCGAGAAGTCGTAAGGGTCAGGGCTGGTGTTCTGTTCGGTGCCAGAGGTTACGGGCAACTGCCAAGTCCGACGTTTGTGGTTCCAAAACGCTTGGCTGTCCCGGCCTCCGATGGTGCTGTCCCCGCCGCCCCGCATAATGTATTCTTTGTTCATGCGGTGCCAGCGAACGGCGTCAGGGGAAATGAGCAGGTTGATCTTGTTGACGTCCTGTGTCTCGAACGCCGGTTTCAGGAAGAAGTTCAGGGGCAAGTTGTCCATAGACACCACGCCGTAGTTCACATCGCCGTACAGGTTGGCGAGGAACGACTTTGCGTTGCCGTCCAGAGAACGGTCGACCTTGAACCGGAAGCCGGACCAGTCGAATTCGTCACCATCAGCCAGTACGCCGGACGCGATGTCGGCGCGTACATCTTCAGGGAAGACATAGTATTTGGCAGCAGGTGCGGGCGTGCCACCGCCTGCCGGGATGACAGCCGTATGCGTGGAACCGTCCGACTCTGTCAGCGTCAGTTGGCGATTGGGCTCGTCAAAGGCCATCCCGGTGACGCTGGTGTCGGGTATACTGGCGGTGTGGGTCGCGCCATCGCTTTCGGTGACAGACAGCGTCCCGTTCGCGAACGACATATCGGTGATACGGATACTTTCGGCCGGGACGCCGCCTTCAGGGGGCAGGATCGCAACCGTCTGACCGTCCGTCATGGTCAACACAGGAGTCCCCGCCACGTAGAACGTGCCGTAGCTGTCTTGTCCATCGGCGGGGGCCGCCTCTGCGGTGACGAAAGTGTCCGGCGTTACTGCTAGCACCTTGGTTCCCGACTGGGGCGGCACAGCTTCGGTGTCCTGGAATTGAATGAGCGGCGTTCCCGCTTTGTACGAATTATCAAAGTTGTCCGTACCGTCAGCCTCTGCCGCAAAAATAGTGAACGATGAAGGTTCGGGTGTGCCGCCCCCACCATTTCCAGAGGCTGCAATGGCGCGCGACAGGTTGTCCAACCGGCTGCAATCGTATTGCAGACCAGCACCGTTCACAGCGTTCAGCAGTTCGGAAATTACGGCGTTAATGGCCACCGGGTCAAGACGCGGGGGGCAAGTCCAGTTGGGGTAAAACAGTTCCGCCCCCGTCTCGCAAGTGGTGTTGGCGTCAACTGCGTTGACGGTCTGGTTGGCGTTTACGCCATACCCAGGAAAGATACCAGCCATGAGTCAATTCTCCTTATGCGGCACGCCAGATGCCGACCATCCGGCCATCTGTTTCGCCGCCGCCTTGCGCGTTCAGGTTGTACGGTGCGCCGACGCGGGCAAAGCCGATGCGCTGGCGGTTGGGGTCGCCGGGAAGGCCCTGACCGAACGCGGGGTCGATACCCCAGTTGGGGGCACCCGCCGCCGGGTTGGTGGGCGAGGACGACCACGTGATTTCCCAGATGCCGTCGGGGGTTGGACCGGCGGGCCACGTGCCGGAACCACCGTTGATGTCGACGACCCAGTTGCCGGGCGTGTTCACGGGGTTGGCGGTCACAGGCAGGCGCGACAGTGGCATCCAATACATGCGGTTCGTTGACGCATCGCGCATCCAGATGTGGTCTTGGTCGCGCTGGACGTTCTGCCCGGCTGGGAAGTCCTGCGTATTTACCATGCGTTCGGGGTTCATAGCCAGACGCGCGCCAGTGCCGCCCGCGCCGCTACCGTCACGAATCTCGTTGGACGTGGCTTCCTCGACCGTACCGTTGGTGTCGGTGCTGGCGTTCTGGGCGGTGCCGCCTGCGCCACCGGGGCGAACAACCAACGTCTGCCCGTCGCTGAAGGTAATGACCTCGTCCCCGGCACTGATGGTGTTGCCGAAGCTGTCCGCGCCCCCTGCGGTGGCCTCAGCAACCCGAGCAGCCACGTAGCACAGCCCCTGAGCAGCAAGGTCGGCTGCGTTGAGCGGGTCGCCAACAAGAACGATGTCGGCGTCCGTGCAGTTCCACATCAGCACGTTGTCGGTGCTGGTGATCAGGTTGCCGGGGTAGACGGTGTCGCCCGGTGTGGCGTCGTTACCGCCGTTCAACTTGCGAATGGCCTGACAAAGATTGGTCAGGTCGTTGCAGTTGTACGTATGCCCGGCGCAATTCATCACGTTCAGGATTTCGGAAATGAGCGCGTTCATTGCCGCAGGCTCGAACCGGGGGTTACAGCGCGCGGTGGAGTAGAACAGCTCCGCCGGGCAGTTGGAGGACTCAACCTCCGTGCCGTTTGCGGTGTTATTGGCTGTCACACCGCCGTCAGGAAATACTCCGGACATCTTAGGCTCCTTCTCGGAAGACAATATTTGGACAGGGTCGGGGCAGGAGCGAACGAACAATGCACTCCGCAGCGATCAAGCCGGGGTAGACTTGGACGTTGGGGTGCCCTTCGCAACTGTAGGTCTGACGGGCGGCCACCGGGGCGGGCGGTGTGCCGCAGAAGCTTTGTTCGGTGGGAGCACCGGCCAACTGATCGGATGTGCGACGCAGGGCGAACGTGGCGTACTCGCACCAGCACGAACCGTCAGAGCAGGAAGCCGAATCCCGGTATGTGTTCGGGTTGGCTTCCCGGTGGTCAAGGTACGTTTGAACCTCGGTCGGGTAGTCCTCGGGCACCAGTTCGGCACCGAGCGGGGCGATAACCCAGTTGATGCCGTCAAGGTTCTTGATGATACCCCGGCGCAGGCGGGTCAGTGCCTGAACAATACCGTGCTTCAGGGCGCGCTCGAACTCCTCGGGGAACTCGGGAGCGCAGTACTGCTCGGCGCATTCACCGTCATAGGCGTAGGGCGAGAACTGCAACAGGTGCGCCGGGGTGCACGCGCTGCGATAGCAATCAACCCAGTTCATGCGTTCCAGCCAGTCGTCAAGAGTGGTGACAGCCGTCCGGGGGTTGGACTCGCGGACCGTAGTGGCCAGCGCCCCGCCTACCCAGTCTTGCAGCACCTGCGAAAGGTAGACGCTGTAAGTGACCATGGAGGAGCACTCAAACCAGCACGGGTCGTTGCAGTCCGGGATGCCCCGGTAAGCCACGATCGCCTCACGGACCTTCTGCTTATGAACGTCCCACATGGGTCCTGAGGGCAGCAGGTCAAGGAATCCGCAAGCTGCGGCTGCGTCTGTGGTGCACAGGGGGTCGGTGTTGCAGCACCCGTCATCTGGCAGAACGCCGACGGGCTGGTGCCCGTCAACACCTAGCTGGATTTCCTCGGTGCCGTAGTAGATGTGATCTGTGCTCATGGGCAACCTGTCCGCGCCGTGCTGGCGCTGGTGATGTTGGTGTTGCGCTTGACCAGCATGTAATCGCAGTCGGGCTCAAGGGCGCACGGTGTGACGTAAACGTGCTTGGTGTCGTCGGTTGGCGTGCCCAGACCGTAACCGACCGATGGGTCAACCAGTTCGAACCGCACGTCCACGTCCACCCCGCCTAGCAGGCGCGAAATACTGGCGCTGAGGGCGGCACCGCTGACAGCGACGGACGGTTCCACAGTGGTGAAGAACTCGTCCACCACGGTCTGCACGTTGGTCAGATCCGTGCTAGTGGGACAGTCTGCCACGTCCACAAACACGTCCACCTCCACGGGGTTGACAGGGGCGATCATACCACACACCCCGATCTCAGCCTGCCCCAGACCGTAGCCTTGCGGACTGCCGAACAGCCAGTCCTCGACCTCCTGCAAAACGCTTGCCGGGGCAATGCCGTTCGGGAAGCTGTTGTCAAACAGGAGGTAGAAGTGCATCTTACCGCCACAGTCCACGCATCCGCAGTCTTGACAGTTGGCAACGGCTCCACCCACGGTGGCCGGTTGTTCGCATCCACAGCCGCAGCAATTGCCCCGTCGAAGGATGGCGCGCGTGGCGCAGGGCCACTCCAGGAGCTTGTTCTGAAGCCAGTTCAGCGTCGCGCGCGGCTGGTATTGCAGGCGGTTCAGGTAACGTTGCCGGAACTGCGTTGTGGTTTCAGCATCCTGACCCTCGCAGAATGTACCGCCGCAGACCTCAACCTCTTGGTTGACGCCCGGCACGTTGGTAGCCATGAGTCCGGTTTGCTGCGACACGTTGCCAGCGGCCCCCGGTGTGACCGCGCGCACCCGCACAACGGCCGAACCGTCGTCAGCGACCCGCGTGGGCTGGGTGGCGTTGCTGGCTGTTACAAACGACGTGCTACCGACGGTGAACTCCAGCGGGGCGGGCAGGGTGGTTCCGGGCGTGCCGGTAAGCTTGATGAACCCTTGCGCCGGGACCGCCGGGTTGGGGTAGACGCCGTCCAAAGCCGCTTGCGCTTCCAAGTTGACTGCGCAGGCTTGGCGGGGGTCGCGCTCCTTCCACGCCTGTTCTGTAAGGGCGTAGAACTCCTCGGCCATGGCGTAGTTAAGCGCCACGGCGTACCATTCGTTGGACTCCGGAATGACCGCCCCGCCGCCAAGCACGGTGGACGAAAACATGTCCTTGTAGCGGTCGAACAGCTCTTGAGGGTCCGGACGTTCAATATTGCAAGCCATTACTGCCACACCCATTCGTTAACGGCCCGCGAAGCTGCGAGGCCGACCTTGGCGTCCCCGTAGGAGGTGCCGTAAATTTCAATATCTTGCTGGAAGCGCCCGTCGCCAAGGTAGGCTGTGGTCACCTCTATGCGGTTTGCTACGCCGCGCGTAACCATGCGCTCAAGGGTCGCCTTGGCGTAGGCGGTCAGCAGGGCCTGCGCCTCGATTACGCGGCCCTGCGGCGGGATGGTGCGGAGCAGGGTGCCCACGCTGTCGCCTGCCATGTAGCTTTCGGACCAGTGCCCGCCCTGCGAGCCGGGGCGGTAGCCGCAGGAGGTATCCTGTGCGCGACCGTCGGTCATGAGCATGTTGATGGCCAGACCGCGGACCCAGTTTTCGGTTGAGATTGTGGCACCGTCGCAGTCTTGGCAGACCATCTGTTGAACCTGTAGACCGGGGCGTCCGCACTGGAAGCCGCAGTTGTTGGCCACCGGGGCGGGCGGCTGCGGGCACTCCTCGGTGTAGAGGTTTTTCGGCGGCGCGAACGCTGGCACGCACAATTCGGGCTGGGTAGCCCAAAACAACCGGCGGCGGTGCGGTGAGGATTCGTTGCAGACTGCCATTAGGTAGGCGCTCCTGTGCTTCCCGGACCAACCTCAACCCCGCCGTGGGTGTGAGTGTCGCCCACGTTGGTTCCGTTGTGGGTGAAGGTGCCGCCTGTTGCGGCGAAGTTGCCCTCAACCTCTAGGTTGCCTGTCACCTTCAGGTTGGGCACCACAATCTCGGCGTCGGGCCTAATGTTAATGGTCACGGCACCGCCGTTCACAACAACCTCAACTTCCTTGTTGTCGCCCAACTTGTAGTTGCCGTCCTTCAGCCACGTCTCGTCGGCGTTGTATTCCAAGCGGCGCTCGGGGTTCTGGGGGTGCTGTACGCCGCCGGTCCCGGCTGGCCACTGGAACGCCTGATCGCGTGGGATGCAGGGCAGCGCCACCTTGTCGTTGACGTCGCTACCAAGGCTGAACATGACGACCTCGGCGTTAGCATCGCCGCCGCCTAGGTTGAAGCTGTAACCGAAGGACAGGATGGGAACTTCCAAGTCCTCCGTGCCTGTGCCCCGCACCCGCATCATCTGGCCTGCGCCGGGCACGTCCTCGCTGCCACCCCAGACGCCGCGTTCCACGTAGTCCTGAGTATCCCGCAGCGAGGAAGGGTATCTGGTGAAGTCGCTCATTGTGGTCCTGCGGCTCCTGTGAAGCTTGGCGGAAGCGATGTCGGTGCGCGCGATCGGCTCCGCTCAATTGTGTCAAGTATCTTGGACTGGGCCTTGGTGTTGGCCGCTTCCTTACCCACCAGACGCGGACCCTGCCAACTGTCGGCGAAGTTGCCGCTGACGTCGTACTTGCCCTTGCGTGTGTTGGCAATGTCCGGGTTGCTGTCCGGTAGCGAGCTCAGCGCCCCGGTGGCCTTCGGCTTAGGCTTGACCGGCGGCGGGGCTAGCGTAAGCGTGGTCTTCAGCGTCTTGTCGTTGGAGATGTGGTAGGTTAGCTCCACAACTTCAAACTCACCGAACACCCCGGCGGGCGGGATCTCCACGTAGTGCTTGACGCCGATATCCCAAGGGGCACCGTCCGTCTGCTGAACGTGGAACACCTCAACGGTGATACGCTTGGACTCGCTGGCGCGCTTGTTCGCCTCGTAGTTTGCCCGGCGCTCGAGGAGCTCGTCTGTGGCCTCGCCGTAGTGCTGAACAGTGATAGGACTGAACAGCTTGGTTGCCTCGTCAGCCACCCGTTGCAGGGTTGGCACAACCGCAGCTTCGCCCCACTGCTCAGGGCGCGTCAACTGCCCCTTAACCAGCACCTCGGACCGTTCGGTGTCTGCCGCTTGGTCCGTGCTGAAGCTGAGAATGTTGGTGCCTAGGGAGATGGGTTCGCCGCTGGCCTCCGGTGGGCCGTCTGTAACCTTGAGGGTGCCCTCGCGGCTTTCAAAGACGTACAGGCTGGTCATTTCGGCCAGCCGCTGGATTTCGTCCACCACCCGCGCCCCGTCCCGCAGGCGGTGCCGGTGTAGTTCAATTTCGTCAGCCTCCCACTCCACCTCGAGGCCCCAAGGGCGCAGGAAGTCGTCAAACAGGCCCTTGTTGGACGGGCGCAGAACGGTTGTGGGGTTCTGGTGGCTACTGTCGATCAGGGCGCTGGTTTTGCCCCGGCAAGACATCTTCACGGTGTAACTGTCCGCGCCAATGCTCAGCGAGGAGCCAGACCCTGTGTTACCGCCCGTGAACCGGCCACGGCTGTCCCGCGCTTTCTTGACCCCGGTGTCCTTACGCCGGTCAATCTTGCCGGTGAACGCCAAGTGACCGCCAATGTAGACAAGCACCTCCTGCCCGCGCGTGACCTCTTCCAGAACCGGAGCTTCCGGTAGCCACCCCATGAACACATCAATGTCTAACTGCCCGGTCAGCTGGTTCTTCGAACGCTTGAGCGTCAGGCCGGTGCAACCGATGAGCTCCTTGCGGTCGATGAAGATGTGGACAGGCTTGGCAACCATTAGACGGTTCCTAGAACGGGGCTGGCCAGTCGGCCAACGGCCCCGGTTGAGTTGGTGGTTTCAAGTTGGCGGTGCCGCTTGGCGTCGCCGAAGATTGAGTAGGCTGCGACCAGCGGGTGCACGTTGCCCACGAAGTCAAACTCAACAAGGCCGGGCGAGTTGTACGCCTTGTCGTTCAGGCGGGCCTGCACGTCAGACCGGAACTTGGACATCTGCAAGAACAGGTCGTTCTGGCATGTGCTGCGCGCGTATTCCATTTCCTGAGTAATGAGCGCGTAAATGATGTCAGACTGCTCGAAAATGGCAGGCGCGCTCAGGTCCGCCGCCTCCATGGCACCTTCGGCCATGTAGGCCGCAGCGAGGGTGCGAACGTGACTGTAGACCGCGTTCTCCGCCTCACCAGCGGTGGCCGCGAAGCTGGATTGCTTGGACGCCCCGTTGGCTATCTGCCGGAAGGCGTTGAACTTGTCCACGCCGCGCAGCTTCAGCGCTACGGCATTCATGCCAAGCGACAACGCCCGGTCCATGGTTTCCGTGTTCTCGGCCTCGCTGTCCACGTTCTGTACGTTGCGCATTTCGTAGACGATGCGGTTGCGTTCGTCGCTGGTGGCCTCCGTGGTGGTGGCTGCGACGTATGCGTTCGTAACGCTACCGACCTGCTCCTGAGCCGCGTTAACTACAGCGTCCTGACGGAACGCCTGAACCTCGGTGGGGCGGTAGTTGGCACTGAAGGACGCCCGGCTTGCCGTGATGAGCGGCGCGATGGCCAGCCCCAGAACCTGACCCAAAAGGGACAAGCCGTTGGGCCAGTTGTTCGCCTCAACGAACTCCATGTCCACGTAGGTGACGCCCTGCTCCTCTTCCACCTTGTCGGTGACCTTGAGGGAGCGAACGGCGGCGCTCAGGATGACGCCGCGTGTTGGGTGTACCAGTGGACCGGGTCCGGGAAGCTCGCAGGCGGCAATGAGGGCCGCAGCTTCCAGGACGTGAGCGTTACTGTCAAACCGGGCGCTGATGGAGTAAGTCCGGATACGCCGACCGAGGTCGGCGTACCCAGTTACTTCGCCAAAAGGAAATTCCCCCTCAGCACCTCGACGTCCGTGTTCGGACGTAACCTCCATGGCCTTGAACGGAACCGCCTTGAACGATCCGGGCAGATATGGTTCGGTGTAGCAACCTTTAGCCATAATTCACCTTAGAAGGGCAGAGCGCGCCCGGTGTCCAGTTGGGGGTTAACCGGGGCCTCGTTGACCCCGACTCCGATTTGAAGATCCTGCAGAACCTGCAGGGTGGCTTGGCCTATAGCTTGCCCAATTTGGGGCGCAAGCGCAAGCAAACCTTGCCCGGCAACAGGGCCAAACTCCTCCGCCGCCTGTCCAATTTGGGGCACCGCGATGTCGGCACCGTCAGCGAACGCGGTCGTAAGGTCAGAAGGAGTTGCCGCGAACTCGTTGAGTAGGGCACTGACTCGGTCTTCTCCAAGCCCGATGTCGCGAAGGTCGTCGGCGATTACGTGCTGTTGTCGAACGAAGTCGTTAATGGCGGCCTCGCTGCGACCTTCCATGTGCATCTTCTCAGCGTTCAGTTCCATGACCGCAATCAAGCGATTGACCTTCGCAAAGTCTATCATCGCCGCTTGCTGGCCCATGCCATACTGAGTCCGGTTAAAGATCTCACGGTTCATGGACGCCTTAGCGTCGCGTTCAGACTGGCGAGTAACCAACGAGTCAGTGACGGATTCGCCAAGCCACTTGTCGGAAAGGTCTTCCAGCCAACGGTTCCACCCTGCGGTGCGCTCCACGGTGGCCTCCAGTTCGGCATCGATTACCGTCTTACGCTCCTCCTCGGACAGTCCCATGAGTTCCATGTCGCTGGACACGCCTGCGGCACCGGCACCGGCAAGCGCAAGGGCCGGGACGTAACGGAGCAAACTGCCAACGCTGGCGGACCAGGAACGCCCTTTACCGCCCCCGGCACCCCTACCCGCCCCGCCAACGGTTTGCGCCCCTGCGGCCCGCTGTAGGGCCGCTGCGGCGGCGTTGAGGTTGGTCGCGCTGCCTGTCAGGGCGGCGGCGCTTCCGGTCAACGGGTTAAGGGCGTTAAGGGCCTTCTTACCTACGACGGCACCCGTAGCGACAGCGGCTGTTCCTCCGGCGGTCACAGCCAAAGTACGGGTCAGGCTGCCTTCCCCGTCAGGGCCAGAGATGAAGTTAGCCAACGCGCTGAACCCATCGGCCACCGTGTTCATGGCCGGGATCAGCACTCCTTCGGCGGACCGAGCAACTTCCCCGAGGACGTTTGTGAACTGCCCGCCTGCCTCTTCCAAGGCCAGGAGTAGGGACTTGTCCAGGATGGCGTCGACTGTTTCATCACTGGTGTCCTTGGCCAGCGCCCGTGTCACGGTGTCTTCAATCTCCGCGTTACGAAGAATGATCGCCGTAAGTTGGTCGGTCGCTGTTCTGTCGCTGGTGATGGAACCGGCGAACCGGGCCGCGTCAACGGCGTTGGCAGGGTCAAAGCCCGCCTTGCGCATGACAGGGATCACATATTTGTTGACCCACGCCGCAGGGTTCTCTCGAAGCTCGTCCTCGCCTACGGTGCCTTCAACAATGATTTCTGTGACAGGCTTGCCACCTTCGGTCCCGGTTACGATCTCGCGGGAAGACACCAGACCCAACTCAATGAGCCGCGACATCTGCTTCTTCTGGATGCGCTCGCCGCTCAACTGTTTGATGAGCTGGTTGATGCCCACACCGGCGGTGGAACCTTGCTCTTCCGCCAGCAACAGGGACGTCAGGAAGCCGCGTTCATCCAGACCGAACTTGGATGTTCGCAGGGACTTGGTCAGGGTGCGCACAAGGTTGGCGTCAATCTCACGGCCAAACTCAACCATACCCTTGGTGAGCAGGTCAAAGAACTGGTCAATGCCTGCACGGTCGATGTTGCCTTCGGCGTCGGTAAACCGGCCCGCGCTCTCACCGGCCTTGGCGAACAGGAACGCCCGGTCAATGGCTTCCTCGGCTGTGGAACCTAGCGCAACCTGAAGCTCGGCCATGCGCAGAATCTCGCGGCTGACAAGCCCCAAGGCTTCTGCGTCGCCACGAACAACCGGAAGAAGTTCTGCCAGAGACCCTTGGATTTCGCCACGGGTGAACGACTGGAACTCACCGGACAACTGAGCGCTGAGAGAACCGACCTGCGCGGCCTGTTGCGGGTTCAGGCCCTGCAAACCGAGCCGAGTACCGGCGACGTCTTGAGCAGAGGCACCGCGTTCAAAACCACGGATAACCGCCTGTTCAATGGTCATGCCGAGCCGTGCCCACGAGTTGCGGAGCATCTGGTCAAGACCACTGTAATCCAGCCGGACCCGCTGGCCCCCGGTGCGTGGCGTGGTCTGTACCGACCCCGCAACTTGCGAGTTGATGTTACCTACGATGGGGCGGACGTGGACTGTGAATTTGTGAGCCTTCAGGGCTGTACGAAGGTCGCGCGCGAAGGCTGCCACAGACGCCTTGGTGGCGGCGGGCCGGACTGCGACTTGAAGGTCGCCGCCCTTGAGGCTGTTACGCACACCAGCCAGCGAACCAGCTTTCTGGATGCGAACAGAGATGGTCTTGCTTCGCGGCAACCGGCGAAGCTGGTCACCGAGACGCGTAACGTCCCGGATGGCCGCAGTAATGCCGGTCATTTTGATCGGCATGGACTTGAGGCGATCGGCGGTCTTGTGGAGCTTGTTCAGCTCCTTGTTGACCTTCCGGATATCCTTGGTGGCCTTGTCCTTGACTAGGAGCGTGGCCTGTTCAACGAAGTTCGCCATTAGCGCCTCAACCTTCTTCTAGCGGTCTTACCACCGCCGCCGCCCGTCTTGGGGTTGGCTTTCTTTGCCACCTTGTGAAAGGAGTTCAGACGTACAGCCAGAACCCCAAGTGGCAGCGGTCGCACGTCGCCGATATAGCCGGAGTGGTAACGGTACTCCTCGACCTTATCAACGACGCGACGGGCTGCCCTTAGAAAGCCGGATTCACGTTACGCATGATCCCGACACCGTCCGCAAGGGTGATGCGGTCCAGTGCCCAGCCGGGCAGCACGGTCAAACTTTCAACGCCTACCGGGGTCGCTACCTTCGTAAGCAACGCGATCGCCTTGGCAACCTCGTGGTCCGCAGCAAGCACGTCTTCCAGTTCGCCGTAGGTACTGGCCTGGAACTCCAACTCGGTGATGGAAATTTCCTTTCCGGAACCGTCCTTCATGTCGATGGACGTGCCCAGCTTGTACAGGATGGGGGAGGCTGCACCGTCGCCCTTCTGAACCACCTTACCGGGGGTTCCGCTACCGACGTCCTGCGCATCAATCAGCTTCTTGGCGACCTGAGCGGGCAGTTTCGTGATGTCTTCGTCAGTGGGCACCAGCGGATCGGAGCCGTTCTTGAAGATGGTCTGTGCCTTCATGCGCGCCCGGTTCAGGTAGACCTCGGGCTTGGCACCGGCGGGCATACGGTCCCACAGTTTACCCAGACCTACGAAGGTGAGGGGCATGACTTCGATGGAAGTGACCGGCTTGTCGGCCACTTGGAAAGAAGCGGTAAATTCAATATTTTGCATGGTTTCCGTCCTATCGTCCTGCGTTGAATAAGCGCCGCCGCCCCGTTGCAGGACGGGAAAACAGGGCGGCGACTAATCCCTTGCCGGTGGCCAGACCGGCGAGGGTGTTACGCTGCCGGATCCAGAGAGGTCGGCAGGAGTTCGTCGATCTGCTCGAACGTGGCGGTGAGGGTGACCTCGTGCCCGTCAGAGCTTTCGTCTCCTGTGCCAGTGCCGCGCAGGCCGGTGATGACCAGACCGTTGAAGTGTTCAATTGTGATGTCAACCGACGCACAACCCTGATACAGCGCCAGCGGGATGCCGGTGTTGCGGATCACGGTCAGGCTGATCTCGTTGTTGCCTTTGGTGCGACGCACGTATCCGCCGGGGAGCGGTTCGTTGCTGTAGTCGCAAAGGCGGTATTGCGGTTGTTCGTCGCCAGACAGTTCGTGGCTGACGGGGCCGTAGGTTACGTCGTTGTCGCAATCATAAAACTTGATCAGAATGTTGCGAACGCCGACCTGATTCTCACATGTCATCGGGGTGCCTCCTTACAGGGCGTTGAAGGTAGCGGCCCCCGTGGTGGGAGCCGCAGGCCGGATTAGCAGTTGCTGAGCAGCTTCGGGGCCGCGTTCACAACCACCTGACGGATACGGACCGGCGGGCGGTACACAAAGTTCATGTGCAGCTTGCCCGGCACACCCTGACAACGCGCGGCGACTTCGAAGTCGTCGGTGATGGTCAGGTCCGAGTTGAGGTCTTCGAACTCGCTGAACAGGCGACCGACGTTCGCCTTGGCGAATGCGCGCATGGTGCCGAGCATCATCTTCCGGTTCACACCCTGCGCACCCTCGCGGATGTTGGTGTTCTCGGAGTAGTAGCCCAGACCTTGGAACTGTTGCAGCTCCTGCGCGATCTCCGTGGCGGTGACAGTGGCAAGGCGGCGGGCGGCAACCGACTGGAATGTCAGGTTTTCGCGACCTTCCGCGTCGTAGCGGTTGTTCGTCACATCGTTGGTGATCATGGGGCTGGTGAGGGCACCTTCGCCGCCGGACACGGGCACAGTGACCACGAAGCCGGACTCACGGAGTTGTTCCTGCTCGTCAAAGGTCCAGCACGTGGTGCAGCTTTCCGGGGCCTTGACACAGTCCAGAACGCCGAAGTTCGGGCCTTGGATGCTCAGCTCCGGGTTGTCCACGGTCAGGCAGCACGACTTGGCAGCGTAGGCAGCAACCTTCAACCACGGGAAGTTCGGGTCGGTGTTGCAGTGTGCCAGACGGCTGATGGTGGCGGTGTTGGTGTCACTGGCCAGGATCTGACCCAGAGTGCCCGCGTTGTAGGTATAGCCGTGACCGAAGCACTGAGGCTTGTCGCACGCCCACGCGTCGTCCAGATAATCGACCATGCCATCCTGATAGGCGGCGTCACCGGTCAGCAGTGCCCAGCAACAGACACAGCAGTCGCCGAACACGGTGCTGTAGTTCAGTTGTTCGGGGTCGGTTTCTCCGGTAACGGTCTGAGCGAAAGCCACGCCAACGCCGCCGGGCAGATAACCGTTCTTACCGTGCCAGTTGACTTCCGCGTTCAGGTAGTTGCCCACGGTGCCTGCGTTCTTGGCCGTCAGCGTGATCACGTTGGTGGTGACGCTTCCGGTGTACGGGAAGTCCGCCGGAATGGCCGCGTTAATGGCGGTCGCAATCTGGTCGGCCGTGTCACCCGCCGAAACCCGGACGCTGATATTGTACCGGGCGTCGCCCCAGTAAATGTCAACACGACCGTCGCTGGTGGCGGGGCCGGTCACAGTTGCGGTGTAGACCGCAGCGGTGGCCGCAGCGGCGTCAGCGCGGGGCAGGGCGAAGATTTCAACGGCGTCGTTACCGCAGCAATCAACAGCCACCTTCAGGGACTCGGCAAGAACCGAACCAGCGCCGAACATAGTATCAATGTCGCGCGCGGAAGTCATCTTGACAAGCTGGTCGTTGGTTGCGCTGCCCGCCGCCAGCTTCTGGCCCTCGATGACCATGCGGCATTTGTCGCCCACAAGGTTCGCGCTAGGGTCAAAGCACAGGCGGACGAATCCGTCGCGCAGAGAGTCGATAGCCATTAGGAGGTCTCCTTCTTGTCGGCTTCAGCCGCAGGCTTCTTTACAGGGGGTTTAACGGCCTCCGTGGACCGCTGCTCGATGTCGCCCCAGACATTCAGCAGGCGGTCAACATACGGGGTGAGTTCCACCGCCACATATTCGTCGTCCGGAATGAAAGGGCCGTCCGGGGCAGTTCGAGCGATGCGCCCCGGCTTGGCTTTAACTTCGATTCGCATAACTGCTCCTCTACTCTGTGATAGGGCCATGGTCGTCGGCTTCGCCTTCCGACCAGTTCTCGCGCCCGTGCGGATTGCGCTTGCGAGCGGCGTCGCAAGGGTCTTCCGGATCGGGGCACTCGCGGGGCGGGCATTTACCCGCCGCACCTAGGACGCTCGTGGTGATGACGAACGGCACCGGCTTGGCTGCCAACTCCTCCGGCTCGCACCAGCGGGTTTCCATGCCGAACCGCATTGCAATGTAGACCGCAAACTCGTCGCTTTCTACGTCAAGACTGCGGTAGCGCAGAATGGAACCGCGCGGGCTGGTCCAGTTGCGGGCCAGAGACAGCATACGGTCACGAAGCGTTTCGTAGTCGTAGAAGGCAAAGAACGGACTGTCGTTGCCGTCTTCCTTCTTGTACTTTACCGGCTCGAACACGAAGTGGACAAGGATGTCGTCAGTAAGGTTGGGAACCTTAGACCCTTCCCCGGTTTCGCCCACCAGTGCCACCACAGCGATCGGCAGGGTGGGGATGTTGGTGCTCTTGTCGAACGGGTCCACCTCGCTTACCGCAATGGACCGCCCTTCCAGTTCGGGGAACGTCTCGGCAATGGCTTTCGCCAGCGCGGGCAGTGTTGGCTCTGGCATCAGTTCAGGCTCCTAGACTTGCGAGCGTGGTTGCCCCGCGCCCACTGGACCCAGCCGCGTGAACGAGGCTTGGCCTGCTCGGCACCGGCGACAAGAGCGTGGTCGCTCATTTTGCGACGCGCCATCTTGCGGGTGCCTTCCCGCAGGAACTTGGCGTAGTGGACATTCGTCCCGATGGTGACGCTGTCCTTGGCCTGCCGACTCTTAAGACTGGCCAGCAAACGCCCGGTGTCGTTTGCAGGGTATTCACCGGGGGCCGACGCTTGGTGCCTGCGACCGCCGCGCCGCCTGTAGATCCGCCCACTGTGACGCCCCAGCATACCGGCGGCGAAGTGTTGCTGCGCGCGGGCGCGAACAGCGGACAACCAACCACGGATGACAGGCCGTTGCAGTTGCGAATAGAACTTTCGCCACGGCTTAAACTCGAACATTAAAGCTTCACTCCATGCGGCATGTGCATCACGGGACCGGCTTCGGCCTCCGTGGTGGGCTCCGCCGCGTCGTCGCTGCGCTCCACAAGGCGGCAACTGAACGTCTGGAAGGCGTTGCCCGCGTGTTCTGTTTGTCCGGTCTTAAGTACCTTGAACCACCGGGGCGGAGATTTAAGGCGCTTTTCGTAGATCCAAGCCATCAGGCTTACGTTCAAGTCCCAGCGGTAACGGACGGTTGTGACGTGCGTTTGTTGGGCGCGGGACTCGTTCATGGCAGCGCCTTGACGACTGAACCCGCTTCCCGACTTCTGCTCAATCATGGCCCACATTTCGGCAACCTCGCCCCGGTTGAGGATGAGGTCGCCATTGGACTTAACCACGTCGCACTGACTGCACAGGATCACACGGTGCTGTAGCTTGGCGATGTGCATCAGATTGCGTTCCTTACCATAGAGCGCCAGATGGCGACTGCCCCGCTGGCGTGCGCCGGGTCGGCTGCGGATGCGGCGTCAAGGTTCGTGCCCGAGGACCGCCCGCCGCTGGTGTTGGTTGTCACGACGTTATCGCCAGCGTTCATCACCACGTGGGCGATATACTTCAGCGCCCCCAGTTTGAGGGTCGCGGTGTGACTGCCAAGCTTGGAAAGGCACTCAAACCCGCTGACGTACATGATTCGGCTGAACGGTTCCGGACCGCACGGGTTACAGCAACCAAGGCCGAAGTCGTCGTGATCGCGCGGAATTTCTATGTGCGTGCTGCCCGGCGGTACGTTGAACAGGCGCGGTTTCTGGTTCGCCTTACCGTAGTGCCAGATCCTACCGTCCATCGTGGGGTGTTTCAGTGTGTGCGAGAACGTGCGGCGGCGGTAGAACCGGGGGTTAGTGTCGATCGGCGGACGTACATCCTCGAACACGGTTTCACGGCTGTGGAAGCGGAGGCCCGTGTATTCCTGCGCTGCCATGAGCGCCGCGTCACGGTACAGTTCCAACAGTTCGTCCGTCACCGACGGAATGTCGTCGGTCTTGGTGTGACTGCGGATAATACTCAGCGGCAGAATAGCGTCAAAGTCGTACGGGTCCAGAGGAACGTCCTCTGGTCCGAACTGCTTCTGCATTGGTACTGCCGTGATAGACATTATCCGCAATCCTTAGAAACGATGTCGAAACACGACATGTGGTAGTAGAGGTTCCCGTCACAGTCTTTGGCGGGCTGGCGAATGGTCAGGCGGAAGCGCTCGCAGTCACGCACACCCACGGGCATCGTGATCGGGAACTTTACTTCCTGCGTATGGGACAGGGTCTGGATTTGAGTCGCGTCGATGAACGGTTCCAGCGCCATACGGGCAGGGTCGCGCCGAGCGGTGTGCTGACCGACCGAGATACGCACGGTGCGGGTAACGGAGCGTCCCTGCGCATCTTCCATTTCGTAACTGAAATAGTCGTAACCGGTGAAGCCGCCGTTGGGAGTGTAGGTGAACGTTGCCGCGCCGGAGGTGCCGGTCTGCGAAAGCGTGCCGTTCTTGGGACCGCTGAACGGGACCACCTTATACGCGAAGGTGTTGCCAGACGGGGCCGAGTTGGTACTCAGGTCGATGGTCAGCTCTGTACCGACGGGGGTGTTCAGTGTGTAGTTGGTGTTCGAGGGCGGGACGAAACCTTCAACTGCGTTGGTGGGGCAGGAGGAGCGGTCAGCCTCGATGTTGAATTCTAGCGTGGGCACAATGCCCGGAGGGGCGATCGGTAGACTCCACGGAGCGTAGTTGATGGTGACGAGGTTGGTTTCGCCGGGACGCAGGTTCAGCGTCTCACAGCAACAAGCCTGACAGGTCGTCCCAGCGGGGGCACCGTCACGGGCGTCAGCGGTGAAATAGAGCACGGCGAAAGCCTTTCTTACTCAGGTGAGGGGTGGCGGCCCCCGTGGGGGGCCAGCCGATTAACTCGCGGCTGCGGGAGCCGGGTTGCACACGAAGCACGGTGCCGGAACAAGCACGGTGGCGTTGTTCTGCGAGCAGTTCGGTTTGCAACTCAGTTTACCCATGGGACGTCCTCCATATAGGTACGAGTCCGCCAGTTACCGCCGGGCGGACACAATCATAACGCGACGGGCGTTATTCGTCTTCGGCGTCGTCCGTGGACGGGGCCGGTGGGACCACAGGTGCGCTAGGCGGCTCGCTGGGGGTCGGTGCGGGCGCGACGGCAGGGGTAGGTGCCGGGGCAGGCGTTCCAACCTCCTGTGCGACCGCTACGCCGCCCAGAAGCGCGACTTCGGCGTCGTCAGGGGTGCGGGCGTAGCCCTGCGCCAACAACGGGCGGGCGATTTCCTCGGGAAACAGTGCGATGTTGTCCTCGCGGTCCCACTGGACGGACACTTGGTCGCCCTGCATGTGGGTCTTGAAGTTGAAGACCCGGATACCGTCTCGGGTGATGCCCGTGAGGGCTTTCATCACAACCGCGAACTGTGCGTCCGGCGTTTCAACCAAACCATCGGAACGCCGATGCAACTCGAGCCCAGAATTTTCCAAGTTTTGTTCCGTCATAGCAGAGGATCCTTGCTTTCACGAGCTTGTCGTCGGCGGTGTCCACTTCCTGCATAAGGAAGAACTCGCAGTCTTCGTCGGCTATCAGCTCAAGGGTGTGTTGGGGGCGCATCTCTTCCGTGAGGCGCATGGAGGTTGGAGCCATCATGTCGGGCTTGTCCGACTTAATGTCCATCTTGTGGAGCGGCACGTGCGGGGACGGTTCATACTCGCCCACGCGCGAAAAGGCTACGACTGAGGCGTAATGTTCGCCGCGCCTCAATGCGGCGTGAAGGCTTACCGTCTGGCCACGGGTAGCCTTCACCGGTCCTGCAACGGTCTGCCTCATAGGCTTAACCCATCTTCGGGCCGGAAAGTACGCCAGCAACCAGAACGTTGTTTGTCTGGCCGGACGCGGACACCAGCTGAATGAACGCGCCGTTACGGCACGGGATGGTCCCGGTGCAGACGGTGCCAGCTTCGGTTCCGGACGGGATGGTCACGGTGGCCTGCGCCGCTTCAGCACCGCCTTCACAGGTGGCGACTTCGGGCACGGCGGCAAAGGTGCCGGGGTTACAGGGGTTGGAAGAAGACGGCGGTGCCGCCTGAATGTTGAACACCGCGTCTGCAGTCAGAGTGGTGGTCACTTCGAAGGAAAACGCGAAGCCAACATGCTTGCGGATGTCAATGGGGCGGGCGTTGGTGCCATCCCACATGACGCGCGGCTGGTGCTGGATCGCGTAATTACGCTGAACAGGCATTGGAAACTCTCCTAGTTGCCGTGAGGGTGGTGGCGGCCCCGTGGGGGCTCGCCGTGCTGAGCGTGCCGGGCTTAGGAGCCGGACGGAGCCGCGCCAGCGGTGAGGGTACGTGCCGCAGGGCAGCACTGGACGAAACCGCCATCTTTCGCACCAAACTGGTACTTGACGCACCATGCGGTTGAGCCACCTTCCCACTGCTCCATGAACATGGGGCGGTGATTCACGGCAGCGTAGGCACGAGGCCAGACACCAGCGGCCATGATGAAGTCGCCGGTGGTGAACGGCGCATCGGTGGAACCCTTGGTCAGCCCTTCGGTGGCGTCGGGCAGGCAGTTGGAGATCCGGATACGGTCGCGCACGTCGGAGGGGCTGAAGCCCATCAGACCGTCACCGAACAGGAAGCGCCCATTGTTGTCCACCATGGACGCGAAGTAGGCGAAGATGTTCTGGTGCATGATGGCGGTCACGTCACCATACTCAACCGGGGCGGAGGCCAAGAACTGGCGCAGATCTTGGTGCGTCGGGTTCGGGCCGGGGGTCTGGAGCTTGGTGAAGCAATCAGAGGTCAGCCAGCCCATCGGCTCGTTGACACCGTCGCCGGTGATCAGGGCCGCGTTGCGGTTGATGCGGTAGGAACGGGCCGCAGCACGCATCATGAAGCCGAGCAGGTCGTAATTCGCTTCGCGAAGGGTGTCACGCTGGAAGCAGAAAACACCGCGCCAGTCGTAGGTCTGGCCGTTTTTCCAGGTAATGTTGCCTTCGGGGCCGTATTCCGCGTCACACTTGGCGTCGCAGTCGTACTGACCGATGTCGCCGTAGCTTTCCACGTGCGGGAACATGAAGGTGGACTTGGACACGGAAATCTGGGCGTACAGGTCCAGCAGTGACGCACACTCGATTTCACAGTCAACTTCAATGCCCAGCATTTCAGGGCTGAAGAAACCGGAGTCCAGAGAGGCCGCTTCAAACGCCTTGGTTTCCTCGGCGGTGAAGTCGCGCATGATGCGGGCTTTGGACTCGATGCCAACCTTCATCAGCTTCTGCACAGCGGAGCGGTAATGGCGCGGGTCGACCAAGTTGTCCAGGTCGGCTTCAAAGTCGGCCTCGGTGCCGCCCTTGACGATGTGCGCACGCTTCTGGAGTTCGATGGCGTTCTGGCGGTCTTTCTCGACCAGATCCTGGCCACCACGGTACAGCGGCTGATCCATCTCTTTCTTGATGGTTTCCACTGCCTCGGTACACGCCTGAAGCTTGGCCATGGCATCGGCCATGGATTCGGCCTGTTTCTTGATGGCTGCCTGAGTTTCGCCATCAATTTCCTTCATCTTCTCCGCGTCTTTCTGCAGAGTGTGCAGGATCTTGGCAGAGTCGTCGAAGTCGGCTTTCATCTTGGTAACAAGGTCAACTGCGCCGGACAGTTCTTTTTCCATGTTTTCCAGACCGGCTTCGCGCGTGCGATCGTCGGGGTTGGTGTCCTTGCGGATAACCATCCCGGCTTTCATGGGACGGTCGCGCAGCACGTTATAAGGGATCTTGCTCATCGGGGTCTCCATTCTGAGCGTTAAGACAGCGCCTTACGAAGTTCCGCCAGCTTGGCGGTGATGCTGTCAATTGATTTCATGGTGGACGCCGACACGGGCTCCGGTTTAGGTTCCGCAGGTTGGGACAAGCTTTTCACCCAACGGGTAAAGCGCTGCGCCTCGTTGCGGGACTTTGCGAAGCCGGACGCCACAAGGGCTTTCTCAGCTTCAGCAAGCGTGGTGAACGGCGCGTCGCCGTCCTTGTTCTTGATGTAGGTCATGCGGGCTTCGTCGTTGCAGGGGAACGTCACAACGCTCACCTCGAAGAGGTCGCCCTTGGTGATCAGCCAGAAGCTGTCCTCACCCTTCTCTACGAATTCGAAACCTCCGTCAACGAGGCGGAAGCCGACGCTGAAGTTCAGCCCGCCGTTCATCTTGGCGGCTTCGTACAGGTCACGCACGTAGCTGATGTTCAGGTTCAGCTGCGCCTCAATCCACAGGCCGCCTTCGCGATACTCCAGCTTCTTGATGGTGCCCGCCGGTTGGTCGGGGCGGTGTTGGGCGAGCAACTTAATCCCGCTCGGCCCTTCAAGGCCCTTCTCGTTGATGGACTCTTGGAACGCGCCGTCCGCCACAACGTCCCAAGCGTGGTCCTTGTGGTTGGTGCTGGCCCAGCCCGCGATGTATCCCTCGGGCAGGCTGTTGGAGTCCGTGACGTCCAAGTTCTTGCGCAGCTCCTCGGTGGTGGCCGGGCGGAACTTGGTGGCAAAGGTGGACGCCTCACCGGCTCGATAGGCGGGGGCCTCTTTCGTAATGAACTGACCTGCGCGGCGCTTATTCAGCATCGTCGTTGTCTCCATTGTTGTCGGCCCCCGTGGCGGGCGGGGTGTCCGTGGCGGGGATGGCGTTGGTCTCTTCCCAGCCGTACAGTTCCCGCTTTTCGTTTGTAGTCAAGAAGCCGATACCGTCGGCTTCGACCATGCTGGTGACGCGGCTCTTCTTAAGGGCCGGAATCTCGTCAAGGTCCGCTACGATGCGAACGCCCGTCGGGCACAGCAACCGCGTCATGCCCTGCATAAGCGGACTGACGTAGTCCGGGATGATTGTGTCTTCCCAGAAGGCCGCGCGGCTTTCAACGTAGTTGCCCGCGAACTTGGCACCGTCGGCGGCACCCATGCCAGCCAACGCGATGGGAATACCAAACGCGCCGAAGATCAGGCGGGCCATGTCGTCCGAAGGCATCTTGCTGT